AGCTACTCGCGGGTCATCACCCAGAGATACAGGATCTCGGAAGAGAGCGACACCACACCACTCAGATGGAACATCGGAAGTCGCGAGCAATGATTTCCATTTCACCGTATGCTGGAAAAGCGACTGTGCACCAACTGTGCACGAATCCAACGTTTTCATTCCATTCGGGTTACTTTTGAGCGAAAAGCAGATTCCCCGATTTGTTGGAAACGTTAGTAGTTAAGAACAGAAGAAGGAGTTGTTGGAGTCGAGTTCGGTGCGCCCAAGGCAGGCGAGCTACCCGCTCTGCTTTGGTGTTGCGAAACACTCTCGACGTTCAGCGAGCTTGCAAAGCATGCTCTCAACTATCAAGTATCCGACGCTCAAGTCCATTGCCAAAATCCAACCATTGAGCCATTGGAGCCACCCATGAGGCTCATGTTCTTTCTTATTGCCGCCTTTTGCCGCCTCACGAAATCGCTAAATCATTCTCAGCACATGGGATGGTTGGTAGGGGCGATGGGAATCGAACCCACGAGCCTTCTTGAGAATTTGTCGCGAACTGCTGAGAAATACCCTCTCTTGCAATCTCCAATCCAATGGCAAATGCGCCTGGAGATGCTTCACCGTGAGATGATGCGCTTGGCTACCAGAGAAAATTGCTTCGACGATATTTGGGGAGAGCACTGCGCTGTGCAATATCTTCCTTACATAGCGACACCTAAGACCAGATTGTTTGGCCAGATGTTCAACTCCGCTCACCTCTCCCGAAACCAACTGTTCATACCACCTGCGAGCCCGTGCAACCGCCTTTATCAGTGAGGGAATCGGTCTGCTTTGATCCGCGTGACTGTTGGGAGCGTAGATCTGGAGTTCAACTCCTCGTCGAACTGACTGAAAATCAACTGTGAGCTTTATCAGGACAGCTTTCCGATTATCCGGGGCAGATAACTTGTCTGGGCTGTGGCCGAGCAAAGTTGCCATGACCTTCAATCTGTCCAGTTCGATCCAGAGATTTTTCTGGCCCAAAATGACGGTCCTAACCACCGCTCGAATGAACTCCTGCTGTTTGGAGATCCCCAATTTTGGCCATTGGGCTGCTAGATCCTTGGCGCGTTGAATAGCCAACTCTGTATCCGGAGACGCTTCAGTTTCGTGCAGGTATTTGTGGGACATCTCGAGGAACTCATGAATTTGTGTGGTCACCAGCTTCTCTAGCTCCCCGGCTGGATATCGGGCAACTTGTCGCTGAACGCCTCGCTTTTGAATGACTGCCTGTGACGTATAATACCGATATCTCTTGCCTTTCCTAACGGCGTGCGTTGGTGTGAATCGGATCCCTTTGGGATCTCGTAGTAACCCGGTCAGCAGACTGGAGGACGGGCTAGGGCTGCTCGTTCGGTGCGCCTGGTTATTGGCTTCCAATCGGACGGCGACCTGGTCCCAAAGCCTTTGTGCGATGATCGGTTCGTGCTGACCGGCATAGGATTGGCCTCGGTGCACAATTCTGCCGATATAAATCTGGTTGTTCAGGATCTGATACAGTGCACCTCTGGAATAGACGGCTCCTCCATACGTGCGCCCGCTGCTGCTGGTTCGGATCTTGCTTCGAATCTTCTTTTGTTCAAGGTACTCCTTAAGCTTCATGACAGAGCCCAGCCGCAAGTACTGCCGAAACATGTCGCGCACCGTCTCAGCTTCCGATTGATTAACGATGAGGCGACGGGCCGCGCAGTCATAGCCTAAGGGGACCATCCCTCCCATCCACATTCCCTTTTTCTTTGAGGCCGCCACTTTGTCCCGAATCCGCTCGCCGGTTAGTTCCCTCTCGAACTGGGCAAACGAGAGCAACACGTTCAGAGTAAGCCGGCCCATAGAGGTAGTGGTGTTGAACGGCTGCGTGACCGATACGAAGCTGACTTGGTGGGTATCAAATACTTCTATGATTTTCGCAAAGTCGGAGAGGGATCGCGTAAGTCGATCAACCTTGTAAACGATGACCGTATCGATTTTGTGCGCACGAACGTCATTGAGAAGTTGTTGGAGTGCTGGCCGCTCCATATTGCCCCCGGAGAATCCTCCGTCGTCGTAGCCTTCCTTAACAACGCCCCAGCCTTCATGTTTTTGACTCTGGATGTACGCTACGCAGGCCTCGCGCTGCGCTTCCAAGGAGTTGAAGGACTGTTCCAGGCCCTCTTCCGAGGACTTTCGCGTATACACCGCACAGCGAACTTGGGCCTTACTCATCGGACTCACCTCGCGCAGGGCGTTCTTTCCTTAGGCCAAAAAAGGCTGGACCCGACCATTGCGTTCCGGTGATCTTGCGAGCGACCTGGGAGAGGCTGCCATAGCTCAGTCCACAATGCTCAAATCCGGATTCGGTTATTAGAACCTCGTGCCGTTTTCCCCGCCAAAGCCGACCGATCCGTGTCCCAGGCTTAATTTGGCGAGTCATAATTGGCTTTGCATTAGCGTCACCCTTATCAAGAGCACGCGAAATACGGCGAAGTTCGGCGCGGGTCGATGGCTTCAGTCCCCCCAAAGCTCTCTCTTGAATTCGATACGCAAGGAATGGAATCAGCAATTCGCGCCGAATTACGACCGGGGCTTTCCCTCCGTAAACCTCTTTCCAGAGCGCGAGCAACTCCTGTCTTGAGAGCTTTGGTAGCCGGGCGATTCTGTGGCGAACATTTTGTTCAACGGCTTCGGCGCCAGTCATGAGCACATTGCCGCTCTGGTCGGGCAGGCAGTCAAGCAAATAGATGAGCGTATGGGTACACTCTTCAGGCCGCTATGTGTCCCACGAACAAAAGGAAAGAGCGCCCGTTGTTCAGAAAAGGTATGCCCCAGATCATTGCTCGAATTCGCCTGCCTTCTGGCGCAAACCGCGAACAATGGCGAGCTGCAATTGATCGGGAGTTAATCAAGGTATGGATCAAAATGAGCAGGGTAAAACCTGCTCAGGCGCGAGCGTTATACCGAGTGATTACCGGAAAGGCTAGAAAGACGGTGTTGCTTCCAAGTCGACGGGAGATGCTCATACTCGATAAAATCATCATGGCCCAAGCTGTGACGCTCGGCTGGCGCATTATGGCGAGCCAACTAGTCTTATTCAGGTGCAGTCGATGGAGTGATGAACTATTCGTGCCAGAAAATTTTGAGCGGTTCGGCAAAATGCTGGCCAAGTCAGTTCGCATTCTGTCGGGTCATGAACGTCCGCCAATCGATGATCCGGGGATTCGTGACTACAAGAGGCGAGCTGTGGCCGAACTCAGAATCCTATTGCGAGAGATGCGGTCTTCGTTTTTGGATCATTCGCCAGGTCCAACTACGAAGAAATTGGCTCATTGGTTTGTCAAAAAACTTGCTGAGGACGGCAGATTCTCCAGGCTTCGGGTCAATCCGTTTCACTGGATCATGTTTCTGGCACAGAAAGAGAACTCCGACATCCTGAAATTGCAGATGACTGGGCGCCTTGCGCCTGCTGCTCTTTTTGATTCCTGGCTTGCCTACTATAAGCGGCACGACCCCGAATATCTGCGCAAACGTCTAACCCGCCTCCGACCATCAAGTAGCCTCTAGAAATAGTCTCACCAATAGCACTTCCAGGAGACCGTCCTACAGCCATTCACTTCTTTAAACTCTGAGCGTAGTTCAATTCTTGGGATAAAGGTGAAAACATGGCTAGAAGGTCTAAGGATGTTCAAGCTGCAGGCCGTCAGAAAGCGGCCTCAGCACAACTCTCGGTTCAGTACGTACCCCTGCAAGATCTGCGGCCGGATCCGAAAAATCCGCGGGTTCACAGTGAAAGGCAAATCCAACTAATTGCAAAAAGCATCAGCGCGTTCGGTTTTAACGTTCCCATCTTGGCTGATGCCGCTTTGAATGTGATTGCCGGTCACGGGCGTCTGTCAGCCGCAAAGTTGCTACACATCGAGAAAGTGCCAGTCATTACCCTCGAAAACCTTACCGAACAGCAGCGGCGGGCCTATGTCATTGCCGACAACAGGCTGAGCGAGGTGGCCGAATGGAATGAGGATTTGCTCGGAGAACAACTGAAAATACTCTCGGAGGCGAATTTGTCATTCAGCCTCGAGAGCGTCGGCTTTGAAGTGGCCGAAGTTGATATGTTCATCGAAAATCTTACATCTGCAAGCGACGCCAAAAACGATCCAGCCGATCTCCTGCCGGAACTCGTTGAAACTGAGGTAAGCAAAATTGGCGACGTTTGGGAGCTCGGCAAGTGCCGAGTCCTTTGCGGGAACGCCCTAACTTCAAACTACTACTCGTCCCTGATGAACAAGCAGAAGGCGAGCATTACGTTTTGCGATCCTCCATTTAATGTTCCCATCGCTGGACATGCCGGAGGTAACGGAAAAATTCAGCATCGTGAGTTTCCGATGGCGAGTGGAGAAATGAGTCGAGAAGAATACGTTGCTTTCTTAACAGACGCCTTGACCTTGGTTGCTCGCCACAGTCGCAAGGGGAGTATCCACTTCATTTGTATGGATTGGCGGCACATCGGCGAGTTGCTCGCTGCGGGCACAGAAGTCTACTCCGAACTCAAGAACTTGTGCGTCTGGACCAAAGATAACTCCGGAATGGGAAGTTTCTACCGCAGCCAGCACGAATTGATTTTCGTTTTTCAAAACGGTGCAGGAGTCTACCGAAATAATATCCAACTAGGGCGATTTGGCCGCACAAGAACAAATGTATGGCACTACCCCGGCGTGAATTCCTTTGCACGAACGTCCGACGAAGGAAATCTACTCGCCCTCCATCCAACAGTCAAACCCGTCGCGCTGATATCTGATGCCATTCTAGATTGCTCAGCCCGCGGCGAGATCGTCCTGGACGCGTTCTTGGGTAGTGGAAGTTCCCTAATCGCCGCGGAACGAACGGGAAGGATCTGCTACGGGATCGAACTGGACCCACTCTACGTCGATACATGCGTACGAAGATGGCAAAAGTTTACAGGGCTCGAGGCGTTCCATCGGCAAACCGGCAAGACCTTTTCTCAGTGTGAGGAGGAAGTTCGAAATGTCAAACAATGACGAAGTTGGGTTTGGCAAACCTCCTACACACACTCGATTTCGCAAAGGTGTGTCCGGGAATCCCAAGGGACGACCCAAGGGTAGCCGAAATTTGGCAACGGTCCTGGCGCGGGCATTGGAAGAAAAAGTCGTGATCAATGAAAACGGCAGGCGCAGAACAGTCACGAAGTTGGACGCAGCCGTCAAACAACTTGTCAACAAGGCTGCCTCAGGCGATCTGGTTGCCATGCGACATCTGATGGTCCTTGCTAGCTCGACGGAAGATCAATCGGCGGACTCGCCAGAGAAACGAGTGACGGAAACGGATTTAAAAGTTATGCAAGGTGTTCTGAAGAGGCTCGAGGGATGTTCACAGGAGGACACAGATGAAAGTTAGCAAGGAAGAACTCGAAGCATTTCTGCGAAACGACTTCGTGGCGTTTGTGGAACGGAGTTTCTATGAGCTCAATCCGGAGACCAAATATCTACACAATTGGCACATCGAAGCTGTCGCGGAAGCCCTGGAGAAATGCCGGAAAGGCCAGCTACGCCGCCTCATCATAAACGTGCCGCCACGCTCTCTGAAGTCGCACATGGCATCGATAGCATTTGTGGCTTGGCTTCTTGGGCATAACCCTTCGGCCCAAGTCATATGCGTAAGCTATGCCCAGGATCTTGCCGACAAACTGGCAGGGGACTGCCGCTCGGTAATGATGGCCCGTTGGTACCGCGATTTGTTTCCGCCGACTCGTTTCGCAACGACCAGACAGGCGGTTCACGATTTCTCAACAACAGAGAAGGGCTTCCGCTTAGCCACTTCCGTAGGGGGAGTGCTGACCGGCAGAGGTGCCAATTACATCGTCATCGATGACGCTATGCGACCGGATGAGGCGCTCTCGCAAACCCAACGCCAGACTGTCAATACTTGGTACGACCACACACTAATCAGTCGCCTGAATGATAAACGCGATGGCTGCATTATTTTAATTATGCAAAGGCTGCACGAAGATGATTTGGTTGGTCACGTTCTCCACCAGACAGGCTGGCACGTGCTGAAGTTTCCTGCCATCGCGGAAGAAGATGAGACCCACATTGTCCAGACACCCTATGGTCGCAAGGTGTTCAGTCGTCGCCAAGGTGAAGCTTTACATCCCGATCGGGAGTCTCTGGAAGTGCTCGCGAATATCCGTGAAATTCAAGGTGAGTACAATTTTGCGGGGCAATATCAACAGACTCCGGCGCCTCTGGGCGGCGGAATGATAAAAGCTAGCTGGTTCAAAAGTTACACCGACGCCGATGTACCTTCGAAATTCGACATGATCTTTCAAAGCTGGGATACAGCTAATAAACCTACAGAGCTAAGCGATTATAGCGTCTGTACTTCCTGGGGTGTGAAAGGCAAGCACCTTTTCTTGCTTTACGTTTATCGTAAGCGTATTGGTTTTCCGGAACTCAAGCGCGCTGTGCGAGAGCAAGCTGAAGCATTTGACGCAAAAATGATCTTGGTCGAGGACAAGGCATCAGGTACACAGCTACTCCAGGATCTAATCAGCGAGGGAATGCACTCGGTCCAGAGATATGAACCTGGCATGGGAAAAATCATGCGCATGCATTCGGTCAGCGGCACGATTGAGAATGGTTTTGTTTACCTCCCAGACAAAGCAGCATGGCTAGCAGAATATATCCATGAGTTGGCGACATTTCCCAATGGCAAATTCGACGATCAGGTGGATTCAACCTCGCAGGCCTTGGACTGGTTCAAAAACACCTCGATGAATCAGACACTTGGGCTAATAGAGCTTTGGAAGAAAAAAGCGAAAGCGACGAAGCCTGACCAGCAGTCTGCGATCATGCCAGATTCAAGGCCGTGCCCAGGTTGCACCGGTATAATGAGCCAGCGGATCCCCGGAGGCCTCAGGTGTATGCAATGTGGAGCACAGTGGTTACATCCCGACGCCCAGCCGCGCGTTCATTACCTGACCCGCGCGGACGTCTTACAAAGAATGACCAGATTCCGCTGAAATATGAGTAGGTCTCGGATTTCGCCTAAGATCTCAAAGCGTTTTTGACGCCTCGGGAATTGGAAAATATCCCCTTGGAGTTGCAACCGAAACTTCTCGTCGCGGTGCAGGAGCAGGAATTCGAGCGTTTGGCTAACACGAGAACGCAGAAAGAAACGGGCTTATCGGACTGTGGCCGGGCGCGAAAGGCCAGTTAATGGGATGGTCCGCCGCAGATCTCTCGAAGTTGTAGAGTGCGGTGGCAAGGAGGCATTCCATGAAACTACACGTGCTCGGCATTGATTTGGGCAAGACGGTCTTTCATTTGGTGGCGCTGGATTCAACAGGTAGGGTGGTGATCCGCAAGAAATGTTCTCGCAGGCAGTTGTTGGCATTCATCGCGAATTTAGAGGTGCTGTTGATTGGCATGGAGGCCTGTACTGGAGCTCACTGGGCGTTGCGCGAGCAAGGACATGAAGTGCGATTGATGCCGGCGCAATACGTGAAGCCTTATGTGCAGACCAACAAAAGTGATTTCCTGGATGCAGAAGCGATCGCCAAGGCGATGCAACGGCCGAGGATGCGATTTGTGCCAATTAAGACAGAAGAGCAGCTGGATCTGCAAGCCTTGCATCGCGTGCGCGGGCGTTGGGTGATGCGCCGCACGGCGGTAGTGAACCAGATTCGCAGTCTTCTTCTGGAACGTGGATTGACTCTGCCCAAAGGCCGGAGCCATCTGGACCAGCAACTCCCTCGTATTCTAGAAGACGGCGAGTTGCGGCTGTCCGGTACATTTCGTGCTTTGTTGGCGCAACTGAAGATAGAACACGAACAACTCGCAGCACGATGAGCAGCGATCGGTATCTGCTCCTGTGGCTCTCGGATTTCGCTCTCGCGCCCTGTCGGACGATCGTCGCTAGAGAATCTGGCGGATCCCGGTG